AAGAAGTCGCTCGATGCGGGTAAGGTCGCTGGGCAGAAGATCGGCGCAGGTCTGAAGTGGGCTCTCGCCCAACGGCTGGCCCCGACTCCCGCGCAGGGGATCGGCGTGACCTTCGACAAGGCCGAACCCGCCGCGACTGAAAATGGCGAAACTGTTCGCCATTCCCAAACCAGTGTTGACAGCACTGGGGATAAATCTACCCTTGCTCCATCTGTGGTGGTCGACGCGATCGACTACCGCGAGTTGGCTGGCAAGGTTCGCCAGTCACTGTCCCAGCCAGAGCCGACGATCGACGCGGCGGCAGTGGTGAAGGAAGTGCAGTCAGTGCTCGGAGGTCTGACAGTCGTCGCTCAGGGACAGCAGTCCCTGGCCAAACGGCTGGCCCAGATCGCCGGACACTGAAAAACCCGTTTCAGTTTTCCCATTGGCCCATAACTAGGGCCCGGAGAAACACCATGAGTCTCGCGACTGCCGCCGCTCCGGCCCCCGAAGCGGCCACTCCCGCCAGCAATGGACAGGCGGAACTGTTGTCCGCGATTCGGCAGACGGTGTCTGACCAAATCGCTCCCATCCAGCAGGCCCACGCGGCTCTGCAGACGCAGGTCGAGAGCCTGCTGAAGCCCACGCCCCAGGCCCAGTCGGCCGCATCGAGCCTGTTCGGTGCTCCGGGGGCTGCCCCTGGAATCCGACAGGGTGAAGACCCGCTGGGGTCCCGTGGCTACTCGTTCGCCAAGGCGGCTGCCCTCCGGCAGAACGCCATCAGCCGCGATCAATGCAAGGTCGAGCTGCAGATGCACGACTTGCTGTCGACCGTGATGCGGCAGCAGGGGTTCGTGCCGGATGCGGGCGATTCGATTCTGGTTCCGCTGTGGATCGATGGCATTCCCGGCCTCTCGACCACTCAACGGGCTGAGGTGCGGGCGACGATTCAGCAGGGCGTGCATGGCCTCGACATGGACCATGTGCGACAGGTGGCCAGGGCTGCGGCCATTCGACAGGGCCTGTCGCAGTACGACGACACCGGTCTCGGCGTGCTGCTCGGCCCCACCACGATGGGTGACCTGGTCGATCTGATCCGGGCGAAGGAAGTCTTCAGCCGCGCCGGGTCGACTCAGCTGGCTCTGCCGCCCAACGGTCGGCTGCGGTTCCCCCGCCAGACCGGTGCGACCACCGCGTACTGGGTGGGCGAGTCGGGCACGGTCACGTCGAGCGAGCCCACTTCGGGCGACATCGACATGATCGCCAAGAAGCTGGCCACGCTGGTCAAGCTGCCGAACGAGTTGCTGCGGTTCGGCAACCCGTCGGTCGAGGCGTTCGTCCGCAACGACATGGCCCGTGTCATGGCTCTGGCGGCGGACGCGGCGTTCCTGGTTGGTCCGGGGTCGACCGTTCGGCCCAAGGGCTTGCTCTCGTACGCTGGCGTGCAGTCGCACACCGCGAGCACGGTCGGCACCGACGGCAACACGTTCGAGCCCGAGGACGTCAACCTCATGCTCGGCAAGTTGCAGGAAGCCAACCACGACACCGACGGTCTTGGCGCGGCGTGGGTCATGCGTCCCCTGATGCGGGCCGGGCTCAGCAATCGCCGGGCGTCGGTCTACAACGGGACCACAGTCGTCGCCAAGGGCGAGTTCCTGTTCGACATGGACCGCGGTGCTCAGCAGAACGGCATGCAGGGTCGGCTGTCGGGCTCCCCGATCGTCACGTCGACGCAGGTGCCGAACAACCGCACCAAGGGTTCCGGCACCACCCTCACGCAGATCCTGTGTGGTGTGTTCGCGCATCACATGATCGGCCGTGTGGGCGTGGCGGAGTTCGCCACCTCGACCCAAGGCGACACGCCGTTCACGACCGACCAGACCTGGATGCGGGTCATCCAGCATATGGACGCCGGTCTCCGGTATGAGGATGCGTTCATCCAGTGCGACCAGATCATCAACGGCTGATCGCGGTCTGACGCCTGACGCCTGATTTCTTCACACACCATTTGCCCTGAGGGGATTGAACCATGAGTGTTTCGTTTGATGCACGCAACCAGCTGGGGGGAGGCCCCAGCCAACTGCCGGGGAGTACTGCCCTGTCCGGCACGACTGCCGCCAACGGCAGCTCGGTCGACTGTGACCTGATCGACGGGCCGATCACCCTGTTCGTGTTCACCGGGACGGCCACCGGATCGCCGACCAGCTTTTCTGTGGCTGCCAAGCTGCAGGAGAGCGACGACGGGTCGAGCGGCTGGACCGATTTGGCCACGCAGGAAACCCTGTCGATGACCTCCGGCGGGTCTCGCGGTGCTCTGCGGGGAATCCGCACCAAGCGGTATTGCCGCAGCGTGCTGACCCCGGCGTTCGTCGGCGGATCGTCGCCGACGGTGCCGACCACCAGTTTTGTGACCGGAAACCTGCGGCGGACCTGATCCGTCGAGAGTCTTCTGTTTGCCCGCACCGGCCCGGGCTGTGGTGAGTGCCGCAGCCCGGGCCGTCTTTTAGGAATCCTCGATGCCTCGCACACTCGAACAAATCGACACGGCACTGACTGCCCTGCAAGGCACCGTCAACACACTGGCTGGCACGGTGGCGCAGCTCAACCGATCAGTGACGACACTGACCACCGATCTGAACGGGCTCCGAAACGGGCTGGCGACGGTCCCCGCCCCAGCGACCTCACTGGCCAAGGCTGCCGCCAGCCTGGAGGCCATCCACGGGCACCTGGCCCCGCTGGCTGACCATGCCAAGGCGATCCTCAAGGTGCAAGCCGGTTCGATGGGGGTTGGCTGATGAACAACGGATATCTCCTTGTCCCCGGACGTGCCTGGCCAGTTGGTGTGGAGTTCCCCTCAGCTGCGGTCTTGGTGCCGGAGGGGACAACCAACATTCGTTTTTCGCTGGTGTCCTACCAGCCGACTCGCGAAAGGCCGCAATTTGGCGGCCGAATGCAGGCGCTGTGGACCGATGCGACGAAGAGCCGCCTTGCTCGCGCTGGAGTGTGGCAGCTCTTACCCCGCGACGCATGGGACCCGATTGAGCTGGCGGAAGGCTTGCCCAAAGCGGGCCACGAGGTGGGTCAAGCCAACGGAATCGTCCCCCACAACGTTGGGGCGTTCGAATACGACCCGCGAGACAGTCCGGCTGTCGATGGAAACGACCGTCCCGAGTGGGCTACCCACGCTCTGGTGATCTACGAGCTGTGGGGCGGGAACAACGGCAGTGAGGTGCATGTTTCCGTGGTGGCGGAGGCATTTGCGGCACAGCCGGGCGGCGAGATGACTCCGCTGGAGTTTTCCTGATGCCGATTGTCCAGACCAAGGTCCAAGCGATCACCAGCTCGTCCAACAGCCATCAGGTGCAGTTCGCCGCCCCTGTAACGCTGGGCAACTGGGTGGTGATCATTTGGAGACAGTTCACCACCGGCAGAACTCCTGGCGTGCCGTCTCCTGCGGCAGGCACGTGGAGCGGTGTGCAGGACTTTCTGGCGACCCCCGGCGGGACATCTGGCCGAATCTATTGCTGGTCCGCTCAGCAGACTGGGGCGGCGACCGACACGTACACGATCACGATTTCCGGGGGGCTCACCGGCCTCGGGGGAATTGTGGCCTACGAGCTGTCTGGGGTCGACGTGACCGGCACGCCACGGGGCGCACGCGGTACGCAAACCCTATCAAGTACGACCTCCTGGAATCTGATCGCGTCCCCCGGGATCTCTCTCACCAGTGGGGACGTCATCATCGGGGCGGCTGGCGTTGACGCCGCCTCATGGGGCACCCTGACGGCCCCGAGCGGATTCGACACTGAGCACAGCTCGACGGTGTCACCGTGGACGTCGACGTGGGTCGGTGACCGCACGACTGCGGGCAGCGGCATCACGGGGGCGGCCAGCAACACGACGAGCCGGGTAATCTACACCGGGTATCAGGTCTACCTGCAGGCATCATCCGGCACATCGATCTCGGTGTCCGACTCCGGCAGCGGCTCGGACGCCGCGCCGTCGATCTCGTGCAGCCTGTCGCAAGAGGAAACCAGTTCAGGCACTGACGGAAGCCCCTCAATCTCGTGCAGCTTGTCCCAGGCCGACAGCGGGGCGGGGCTCGATTCTGCTCCGTCGTGCTCCGTCTCGCTGTCCCTCCTGGAGTCGTCGCAGGCGTCGGATTTTCTCGGCACTCTCGATGTGCTGCTGGCGGCGATCACCGACAGCGGAAGCGGTTCGGACTTCGTCGCCCAGATCCAGCAAGGGATTCTGATTGCGATCGCGGAGGCTGGTCTCGGGACCGACGCGATCACCAATCTGGCCTGTTCGTTGTCGACCGCGGACGACTGCACCGGGGCAGATGAGGCGGCGGTGTCCGTCCAGTTGCAACAGATCCTCGACGCCTGTGTGGGCTCGGACACCGTCGAGTGTGCCGCCAGCCTGTCGCTGATCGAAACCGCCGCGGGTGTCGAGGCGGTCGCCTGCTCCGTGCAGCTCTCCCTGTCGGACTCAGCCACGGGGCTCGACCTGCTGACCAGTTTGGCGGCTGTCATCGCCATCGCGGAGCAATGCAACGGGATCGACACGATCAACGTGCAGACCGGTAGCGCCAGCTCTGGCCGGGTCGCCACGATCTCATTCACCGCGCAGGCCAAGTCTGCGGCGTTCGCACCTGCCGCCAAGTCCGCCACTTTCACCCCCACCACCTGAGGAAACCATGACGCTCCTGAAAGAACTGATCCGGCGACTTGCCAAGCACATGGAGGTTGCCGGTTCGCTGGCCCGGGCGGCCCTGCTGCGGGAACGATTCCGGTACCGCACGGAATGGACCATCACGAAGTACGCCAGCGACGCGGACTTCGCGGAGGGCCGCGCTTACGAGGTGTGTCCGCTCCCGGGGAACGTCCTGGTGAACGGCGGTCTGCAGCTCATGATCGATCTGCTGATCGGGGCCGGGGGAACGGTCTACAGCAACGCCAACGCCTATCTGGGGGTCGGTGACAGCTCGACGGCCGAGGGGGCCAGCCAGACCGATCTGCAGGCCACCACCAACAAGCTGCGCAAGGCCATGTCGGCGAGCTACCCGGCGCGCTCCAGCCAGACCGTGACGTTCCGGGCGGCGTTCGGTTCGAGCGATGCCAACCATGCGTGGAATGAGTTCGCTGTTTTCAACGCCTCGACAGCCGGCACCATGCTGAACCGCAAGGTCAGCTCCCAAGGGACCAAGGCCAGCGGCCAGACCTGGACCCTCGACCTCGCCATCACGTTTTCCTGATCGGATCTCCCCATGTGGACCGTCAACCAGAATGACAGCTTCCGAATCCCGGTCTCGTTCAAGGACGAAGCCGGGGTCGCGGTCGCCCCCACGTCGATCTCCTACACGATCCTCGACGTGGAGACTGGGACCACGGTCCGCGCGGCGACTCCGGTCACTCCCGCGGCGTCCTCGATCACGATCACCCTGACCTTCGACGACACCGCCCTGGTCGGCTCGGGGCGGAGGTCAGAGGAACGCCTCCTGCGGGTGACTGCGGTCTACGGCACGGATGCGGCTGGTGACCCGATCCAGAAGACTGACGAGTATGCGTTCCTGGTAGTCAAGCTGGGGCTCACGACTCTGTCGCGGCTCAAGCTGGCTCTCGGGAAGTCGGTGACCGACACCAGCGAAGATGACAAGCTCCTGACTCTGCTCGATGCGGCGGAGGCAACGGTCGCCCGCTACCTCAACCGGAACCTGCTGCAGGCGACCTACACCGAGTACTTCGACGGCATGGGGCGTCCGACGCTGGTCCTCTCGCATCGTCCGGTGGTCTCGGTGACTGGGGTCTGGGTCGACCCGGTCGGGTACTACGGCCAGTCTGCTGGCGGGTTCGCGGCCTCGACCGCACTCACCCAGGGGCAGGACTGGGCGTTGATGGCTCCCGGGACCAACGAGAAGAACCCCGGGACCCTCAAGATGCTCTCCGCCCTGTGGGACGGCACCGGCCTGTCCAATTGGCCCCAGGGGCAGGGGAACATCAAGGTGACGTACGTCGCGGGATACACCCAAGTCCCGGCCGATGTGTCTCAGGCGGTGGCGATGATCGTCGGCCAGATGATCGCCCAGGCGGGGAACGGTCTCCCGATGCAGTCCGAGACGCTCGGCGAGTACTCGTACACCCTGTTGACCGGGGAGCCTGGCCAAATGATGGCGGGGGCGCGGCAACTGCTCAACGCCTATCGTGAGGTGGTCGTATGAGCCTCCAGAGCCTGCTCTCCCAGACCTGCACGATCCGCCGGGCATCGGTCTCGGTCGGGGCGACCGGCATCCCCTCGGTCACGTACACCGATCTGGAGACCGGCGTGCGGTGTCTGCTGCAGGCAAAGGCGGGCCGCGCTCCCAACTCTGCGATGGGGCTCGACTTCGTGTTCGACGCGGTGCTGTTTGTCGGGCCAGACACGGATCTCCAACCGGGCCAGAACGACGGCATCCACCCGGATCAGGTGGTCATCGGCGCGGCGACCTACACCGTGCAGGCGGTGATCGACCGGTCGGGGAAGCTCAACCACAAGACAGCCTATCTCAAGGGCTTCCGGCCCGTGGCAGGAGCGTGAAGCATGCAAGTCACTCTCAATGGCCTGGACCGAGATATGAAGACCTTCACCGAGGCTCTGCAGTTCTGGTCGGCCGAGACCCAGAAGCGGTTTCTGGTGGCCAACAAGCAGGCGGGGCAGTACTGGGTGGCCGAGGCGAAAAAGCGGGTGCCGGTCGATGAGGGGCGACTCAGGTCGTCGCTGCGGACCAACACCTACATCGACGGTGACGGGGTGATCGTCACCGAGGTCGGCAGCAACGTCGAGTACTCGAAACACCTCGAGTTCGGCACCAAGTGGATTGCCGGAGGGGCCGTGAAGGAACTCGGGCTGCGCCCCGACATCACGGACACCCAGGCGATCCACGATTGGCCAGCGAAGGACGCTGAGGCCACTGACGCCACATCCGCCATGATCGATTCGCGCGGGCGTCGACGAACAAAAGGCGGTCAGTTCGCGTCTGTGCAGGAACAGATGCCCTACCTGCGGCCCGCCTTCATGAAGATCCGGCAGTGGGTGATAGACCGATTCAACGCGGCGCTCGAGCCCCCGGACCCGAAGAACTGACATGCCACCCCAGAACCTCACCGAGATCTACCAGACCCTCCGCACGGCGATTGTCGGCAACGCGGGGGTGACGGCCCTGCTGTCGGCAGCGGATGCCGTGTATCAGGAGGGGGCTGCCGATGTGCGGATTGTGGCGCCGGCGATCATCATTCGGATCATGTCCGAGGGGCGGCAGATCCAGATTGATGGACAGGGCAAATTCCGGCCGGCGCTGCGGATCACCATCATGGCTCAGCAGACTGACCGGTGCCGTGCGATCGAAGCGGCGCTGCAGTCCGTCCTGGATATTCCCCGCACGGTCTCCACCGCCCTGGTGGGGGCCACGATGCGGATCGAGAGCCTGATGCAGGTGGATGCCAACGAAGGGGCATCATTCCCCACCGCAGACCAGAGCCGGACATCGGTTCTGGAAACGGTCTGGAACTGTTCCGTTCGGGCGTTATGATCTGCCATCACTGTTTCGGCACTGTTGAAACACTGTCCCCCAGTTGTCCCAAAACGGGACAGGAGAACGAGCCATGCCCAAAAGCGTCGACAACATCACCTCCGGCCCCGCCAAGATCCTGCTCGGGGCGACGGAAATTCCACACACCGAGAACGGGGTTGCGATCAAGGTGTCCCCCAAGAACCGCATGCGGATGGTCGACAAGTTCGGCGTCGGCAATGTGGCGGTGATCCACACCGGCGACGACGTTCGGGTGAACACCTCCATCGCGGAATGGGCGGCCGACTCGCTCTCAATCGTCTACAACCCCGGAAACAACGCCACCGCCGCGACAGGCTCGGGATCGGGGGTGCGGTACATCGGGATCGGTCGGTCTGCCGGGTACATCTACACCACGACCACGATGGATGTCGTGCCGTTCCTGACCGCGGACGCGGGGCGTGGGGCGTTCTTCGAAAAAGTGACCCCCATCGGGGAGTTCACCCTCGACCACAAGCCTGAGAACGACCGCATCTTCGCCTGCGAGTGGGTCGCACTGGTGAAAGAGAGCAACACCGACGGCGAGCTGATCGGCAAGATCCGGCTGCCGTGATTCGCCTGACCTGAACCTTCCCGGGAGTCGCACATGAATCGATCGAGTGTTTGGGCGGGACGCCTCTTCGCCGAGCTGGGGACCCTCGACGACATCCTCACCGTGGGGGTGACGGACCGGGCCCGGCTGCTCTACGCCGAACTGAGCCGAGAGCACGGCGGCAAGCCTGACGACTCTGTGCGGCTCCCCTGGAATGCGTTGTGTCTGGCCATCGACCGGCAGGACTCGGAGGAGGCCGTCGCGGCTGGCGAAACGCTGCTGGCTGCCCTGGAGGCTGAGTTCGATCTGCATCCCGCGCCGGCCGTGGTCACCGAGGGAGCGATTCCCGACGGTGTTGCGGCGTCTGACGCTGTGTCCGTTTTGCGAGAGTGAGGAGCAATGAGTTCGGAGCGAGAGCGAATCGTGGAAACTTCCGCCGGATCGGTCCTGGTCCGGCGGATTTCGTGGGCGGGCTGGAAGATCGTGAAATCGCAGGTGCTGCGGTTTCTCGAATCCCGTCTGGCGGAGCTGATCAAGAACGCCAGCCTGCCTGGTGGGGAGTCCCCCGTGCAGCTCGGTTGGAAGCTCGTGCCAGAGCTGGCCCGCATGGTCGCGGAGGAGTCGGACCAGTGGGCGGGCGAGTTCGTGAAAGCGTGCGGGGTGTCGGCCGAGATCATCGACAAACTCGACGCGATTGACATGGTCCGGTTGCGGGATGCAGCCGTCGCGGTGTCGGAGTTCCAGACGCTGGTGGAAGCCGAAAAAAACTTGCTGGCCCAACTGGTCCTGAAAACTCTCGGGGCGGTTGGGATGCCACTCCCACAATTGCCGAGTCTCTCCCCCACACCGGGTGGGAGTCCCTCCTGATTCAGGCGGGTTGGCAGCGGAGCGAGATTCTCGCCACCCCTGCCGACGAGGTTCTGGCCCACATCATCCACTCCCGGAGAGCTCTCAGTGAAACCCGCCTGTTTGCCCTCCATGCGGCGGCCTACCCGGACCTCGACCCGACGGCCCAGAGACGGCTTTACGCCGCCACGCAGGCGATTGCCGACATTGGCCGTCCCCGCCTCAGCGCCTACGAGCGGGTCACCGACTCGGAAAGGATCCTCATGATCGGTGGCGATGCCAACGCGGCTCCCGAGGCGTTCGCAAGTGCTCACCCGGAGCAGATCCGCTGGCTGCACACCCAGGGGCTGACCATCGACGAAGCCAAGCAGCGGTCGGCCGCGTGGCTGGCGGAGCAACTCAAGACCATTCGCGAGCTGTAACCCATGCCAGGCACCTCGACAGTCAGCTTCCAGATCGGTGGGACCACGGTCACGGTCAATGGCCCGCCTGGTCCGACCGATGTGTCCGCGTTGCCGCAGCACACGGTGGACCGCGCCGCGGATCACACGCTCTGGTCGTACCAGCACACCACCACCAAGCTCTGGCTGTGGACAATCGGCTTGCGTGACCTGACCGCGGCCCAGAAGTCAGCCCTCGAGAACTTTTTCCTCGATACGGCGGTCGGGCCGAAGAACCCGTTCACGTACACCCACACCGACGGGACGGCTTACGCAAACTGCCGATTCGTGCAGCCTCAACTGCAGTTTCAGCGGGTCAATGAGGCGGTTTGGGATGTGCAGATCCAGATTCAATCCCCGACGCAGGTGGCGTGATGGGCCAGACGATTCATGAGCTTCGCGGCGTCATCGGGGGCGACGCCTCCGGGTGGCTGCGTGCGGTCAAGCAGTCGATCAACGCGGGGCAGGATTTCCTATCGTCGTGGGGTCGGGCGGCGTCCGAGGTGGTCAGCCTTTCGACGAAAGTCGCGGTCGGGGTCACCGGGATGGCGACGGCGATCGGCACGGCCGTCGCGGTCACCGGCACCAAGTTCAACGCGCTGCAGCAGAACGCCACGATCGCATTCTCGACACTGCTGCGCGACGGGACGAAGGCCAAGGCGTTCCTGCAAGAGCTGCAGAAGTTTGCAGCGGAAACCCCCTTCTCGTTCGGCGGGCTGATCAAGAACTCTCAGTTCCTGCTCGCGACTGGCACCAGCCTGGCGGAGATCATCCCCACCCTGCGGGTTCTCGGCGACACGATGGCGGGGTTGGGGAAGGGCGAGGAGGAGCTGAAGCTCGTCGCCACGGCCCTGTCGCAGATCCGGGGGAGTGCCCAGCTCTCCGCGGCGGACATGGCCCAGCTGACCAATCAGGGGATCCCCGCCTGGAAGATGCTGGCCGACGCGATCGGGAAGACCGTTGGCGAGACTCGCAAGCTGTCGGAGCAGGGAGCGTTCGGCGGGGAGCAGGCGTTCCAGATCCTCATGCAGGGGATGCAGCAGCGATTTGGCGGCGGCATGGCGGCGGCTGGGGGCTCGTTCGACCAGCTGCTCTCCAACCTGAAAGACACGTTCGACATCCGGGCAGCGGAGGTCACCAAGCCGCTGTTCGACGCTCTGATCCGGGTGTTCCAGCAGTTCTCCGAGTTTCTCGGCTCGCCCCAGTTCTCGGGGGTCATTCAAGAGCTGACGGGGCAGTTTGCTCGGGCTGGGTCCGCGATCGAGCGATGGCTCGGGGGCAACCGGCAGCAGATCGTGGAGGGGCTGACGTCGGCTCTGCGGGGGATGGCCGAGGGGGTGACCAACCTCATCCAGTACGTGCAGGAGGCCGGGCCCAGCATGGTGCGCTTCGCCCAGGTGCTGGCGGATGTGGCGGGGGCGGTCGGTCGGTTCGCCAGCAAACACCCCGAGGTGTTGGCGGCCCTGCTGCTATTTCAGGGGGCCTCGATGCTCGGCGTGGTCTCGACGCTGGGATCTCTCGGAAATGCTCTGGTCTCGACCATCAGCCTGTTTGTGAAACTGGTCCCGGCCATTGCGGGGGCGAGCACGGCCACCGCCTCATTCACCGCACTGCTGGGGCCTGGTATTGCTCTGGCGATTGCCGGGGGGTTCTTCGCGATCCTGATCAACGCGGCGAGAGAACTCCGGGCTGAGTTCGACGAGTTCATCAAGAGCACCGAGAAGGTCCGCAATCTGGGGCTGGAGGGCGTGCGGGCGGGGATGGATCGGTCCGGCGGTATTCAGGACCCTCAAGCACGGCGGAACGCTCTGCGGGTCGATCTGGAGGCTGCCAAGCAGGAGTTGGAAAACGCCCAACGGGACATGGAGGCGAGGCGACTGGAGCGGGAGAAGATTGGCCGGGACATGTCGGTCGGCGACAAGATCTCGGCGTTCCTGCCGGAATCGATCGGTGGGTTCGATGCCAGGACCGAGGCGGGCAAGGAGGCGGAGCGGGCCCAGGCACGCTGGGAACGAGCGTCCGCAGTCATCAGTGAGATCGAGGCGAAGATCAAGGAGACCGAGGCCCAGATCAAATCCGGGGTGGCCGGCGCCGGGGCCATGGGTGGCGGGGCGGCAATGCCTCCCGACGTGGCCGCGACCGGCCCGATCCAGAAGCAGGCGGTCGACGCTGTCAAGGCCTGGAACGACATGGTCGGCGACGTGACCACCAAGATGGAGTCGATGGCGATGAAGCTGGCCGACATGGGCCTGTACATGGACCCCATGCAGATCCAGATGGTCGCCGACTCGATGCAGCGGCTGGGGGATGCGTTCCTCAACGGCGAGATCACCGAGGCCCAGTTCAACCAGCTCACCAGCGGGCTCCAGCGGGTGGCCGATCAGGCGGGCAACTTCTCGGAGAGGATCCAGACGGCGGCGGAGAACGGAAAGATCTCTGCCGACCAGCTCGGGGTGCTGAACACTTCGCTCTCGCAGTTGCTCGGCCAGTACCAGCAGGGGGCGATCACATCCGATGGGTTTGCCCGTGGGCTGCAGCAACTCAACGCCCAGATGGAGGCGGGGGCCGCACAGGCGGAGCGGGAAGCCGCGGCGAAAGAGCGGGCGCGGCTGATGTCCGGGCAGTTCACCCAGGATGAGTTCCGCACGGCGTTCGAGGACAAGCTCATCGCGTTCCAGCGGGCGCGCATGCAGCAGATGGTCGACATGCAGTTCCTGCAGTGGCAGCGAATGAACGGCTTTATGACCGACACGGGCAACAACTTCGGCCGCCTCAACGGCATGATGGGCGGTTTCGGGACTCAGGTGCAGCGGGCGACCGGATTCCTGCGGGGAATGGGTGGCGACGGGGCCAACGCGATCAACTGGAACCAGATCGCGGGGGCGTTCAACAGCCCCCAGGCCCAGCGGGACATGCTGTTCAACGAACTGCAGATGCTCTTGCAGTACTTCCGGCCGAACACCAGCCCCTACTCGATGGGGTTGGATCCAGAGCGGGCGGCCCGATATCAGGGACGCATCGACGAGATCCAGTCCATCCTCAACGCCCCTCCCCCGCCCCCGATGTTCACGGGCATCAGCGGTGACCAGATCATCGGCGACCCGGGGTTGCAGTCGCAATCGGCCCGCGCGGGGGGCTCCATCAACGTGAACCTGCCCAACATCTCGCGGATCACCAACAGCGACATCCGGCAGATCACCGACGCCCTCACGAACGAACTGGCCCGCCAAGGGAGACGGCTGTAAATGGCTCGGACACTGACGGCAGCCGCGACCACCCAGAAGGACCGCACGAACGGGGCGCACCCGGTGTACGTGCTCCAGATCGACTGGGGCGGGGCCACCGGGACCAAGTACTACGCGGGCGAGGCGTTGACCATCGGCACCGGCGGCTCTGCCATCACCACCGAGGGCCGGGTGATGGACTGGGGGGCCATCCAGATCGGGGCCGACCCCGGGCGGGCTGGTGGACACGGGCAGGTCAATGTCACGCTGACCGATGCCGACTTGGTGCTGAAACCGCTGATCGAGACGAAGCCCGGGCCGATCAACAAAAAGTGTTGGATCTGGCTGTACTTTCAGGGGACGACGTGGCCCACGGATCGCGTCGGCGTCTTCGGCGGTGTGATCGACGCCCCCAGCGAATGGGACGACTCGACCGCCCAATGGCGGCTGACCCTGCGGGGGCTGGAGGCCCTGTACAACCGGCAGATCGGGCGACTGATCGACCGCGATGTGTTCCCGGATGTGATCTGCGACGAATGCGAGGGGGAGATCATCCCCATCGTTTACGGGAACCCTGTCCGGAGGGTGCCAAGCTGCATCATCGAGCGGCCGGGCCAGTCGAACCTGCTGTCGTACTTCGGGCCGTTCGACGACTCGCTGTACATCGAGAACACCGCAGCAGACGACCGGCATACCACGACCGGCACCAGAACACTCGTGATTGGCTACCCGGGAAACACGGTGCGCGTCACTGGGACATGGGACTCGGTCACACCCAACAAGTTCAACATCTCGACGCGGAACGATTGGCAGGCCAGCGGCACGATCTCCACGCTGCTGGGGGACGATGGGGTCTTGTACCTCATGATCCCGAAGGCGGACATCACGGCACCAGATGCCTCACGCTGCGGCTACCCGATCTCCCTATACGTGGGGGGCACGTGGTACATCTATGTCATCTCGTTCTGGACGGTCCGCGGTGACGACATCGCGGTGCTGTGGCAGCAGGGGACCGGGGCCAATGTCGGGACCACGTACAGGATCGGCCGATATGCTGGCCAGATGCCCCACTGGCAGGCCGGAACCCCGGTGTACGAGGTCGACACCTGGAAGTGGGCGGTCAACTTCCTGCCGTCGCAGTCCGTCGACCTGGTCGAGTGCAAGACGAAGTATCAGGTGCCAGGGGGAGGGACGGCGGAAGGGTACGTGCAGCTCGGCAGCACGTACTACTCGGTGAACCTCAACGACAAAGCGTACAACACGTCACTCGGCCGTCTGTCGACCGATCCGGGCATCACCACCATTACGATGACTGCCCCGCCGATTGATGCGGGGGTGGATGCCACGCGGCTGCTGGTGACACTCAAGGGGATCACCGACGACAACACCCCGACCGGCACAGTGCTGAATGATCCCGCCGACGTGATCAAAAACCTGCTGGGGAACTCGTTTCTCGGCAAGGTCCCCGCAGGAGAGATCGACTCCGCGAGCTTCACGGCGGCTGCCTCGGCGATCACGCAAAACCTCGAGCTGGCGATCACCAGTCAGCAGCGGTTGACCGACCTGTGCGGAGAGCTGGCGTTCCAAGCCGGGGCGGTGATGTTCTGGGACGGGGGGCAGGCCCGGATCAAGAAGCTGGCCCACACCCTCAGCTCCGGGGATTCGCAATACACGTTCGACGTCTCGAAGTACGCGGCACGGACACTGCGAGTGCGAGAGCAGGGGCTGACCAACACCCCGACACAAGTCACCGGGAAGTTCCGCACCAGCCTGGTGGCGCCCGAGTCGAAGCTGGTCCGGCGGTGCGACGATGCCATCACGGAGTTCGGGTGGCGAGACAGAACGCTCGACATGTGGGCCCACCAAGACCCGGTCGACGTCGCGGCGATCATCGAGTTCTGGCTGAAGTTCGATCTGCAGATCAACCAGACCATCCAGTTCGATACGTTCCTGAACGGCGTCCACCTGCAGCCGGGCGACACGGTCACGATCAACGTGGTCCACGCCTCGGGGACACCGGTCAACAACGTGCTGGGCCGGGTGAAGTCGCTGCGGCATCAGCCGGGCAGCTCCCAGGGACGTGGGGACCGGATCCAAGTCGAGTGCGAGGTCAAGCTCTACGACTGGACGGTCACCGCGGTCACCCCGACGACACGCAACTGCAACCCCTCGACCGGGGTGCCGGACCAGCGGCTCGGCCCGGGGACGGCGGTCACCTCAGGGAGCGGGTGGGTCTACATCCCGGGGCGGGGGGCCGTTCCACTGCCGCAGTTCCGCAGTTCGGTCAGCTTCCCGGGGTCTGGGTCTGGCTCTGGCTCAGGGAGCGGGTCGGGGTCTGGTTCAGGCAGCGCCAGCGGCAGCGGGACCGGGTCGGGGTCGTCCGGCTCTGGTCTGGTCTACCCGTTTCTCGCCGGGGCCGGGACGGGCGTCTGGAGCAAGGGCACCACCCGGACGGTCAGCCCAATCAACACCTCTGGTTCGGGTCTCGGTCTGGGATCGGTCGTTGCCTACAACGGCCACAAGAACGTCCCATCGTCTGGCACAGTGATCGTGTACCAGATCGCCGGGGGCGAGGTGGTTGCCATGGAATTCTCCTGCACGTGAGACCGAGCCAATGTGCCTGTGTTTTTACGCACTCAAGGGGACGCGGGAATCGTCGTCGCCAGATGCCCTGTGGGCCTACGATCCCGGAAAGGGCTCCACATCGAGCAGTCGTTGGGCACAACATGCGATCGGCCCTGCCCCGTCTGGGCAAAGCTGCATCGGGCTGCGCGATGTCAGCAATACTCTGGGGCGGGTGTTCGATCGCGACGGGTACATCACCAGCACTTTCTCGCTGACAAACTTGGCAACCGCCGATCCTGTGTCGGCGTGGAACGGTACGGACACCGCGTGGTTCCTGGCGACTGCCACCGGAGGCACGACCAACTGGTATGCGTTCAATCTGTCCGGCACACAGCTCAGCTCTTCCCGCTACGACTCAGGGTCACGGTTCCGGGCGGCGTGCAATTCGTCCGGCGACCTGATCGCCTACAACGCATCGACCTCGCCACAACGCATGGAGAGGCGGGCCCGCGGAGGCACGGTGTCGGCGTCCTCCTCCTCGGTGCCGAGTAGCGTGCTGTGCGTCGATGCGTCAGACAACATTTTGACGGCACAGGCATCGTCGCTGGTCAAATACAACGGATCATTCACACAACAGTGGTCAACGAGCTATTCGCAGTTTGGCGCATCGGTTTTGGCGGTTGTGGCCGACTCATCATCCAATGCGTATGTTCTGTATGCACAATCACCGCCGGGAACAGCGGTGAAGATCGAAAAGTACAACTCGTCTGGAACGTCTCAGTCCGTCACGACAATAACCACCTTCAACGGACTGTATGATCAATTTGTTGATTTTTGGTGCGATGGCACAAACCTGTACCTGGCGTTCTTCAGGAATGTTGGGTTGGGAACAATGGGCCTGACGGTCATCAAGTACAATGGATCGGTCTCAGAGGTGTGGGCCAGAAACCCGTGGTACGAAGACGGCACGGCCAATCGCACAGCAAAAAGCGTGCGTTCAGACGGCACGGTCTTGACGTTGGCCGGGGTTCGTGGTCAGTGATCGAAGACCCCCCCGTCGACTGCCTCCACCGCCTGGAACCGCGAGGCACCATCGAGTGCAGCTACTGCGGCCTGCGCGGGCAGGAGGCCCCACTTTACGGGTGCAGCGTCTTCGGGCTCTGCACGGTTGGAAAACGGCACGCCAACGTGCGGGCCTGCATTGCGTGTGAACGTCGCGAGGAACCCCCGGATGCCTGA